TAAGGATAAAATAAAAAGTTATATTTACTTTCGATTTTAATGATTGGCAAGTCCTTTACATCATCATAAGTAATACCAAAAGCGTCTAGTGTTTTCTTTACAAACTTTTCGTCGTCCATGTATGGTAAATAAACTTTCTCAAAAGCCCTTACGAAACTATACTTCTGTTTTCTATATTTTGGTAATAGAATACCTATAGACTGAAGTAATGAACCATAAGGGGTGTTCATTATATTTTTATATGTCTCGTCAAAGCGAGCCTGTTCTTTTTTTATTTTTTTAGTCTTTGAACTCATTTATTTCGTCTTCTCCTATATAATCATTATCATTATTTTCTATATCTAATATATTAGTTATGAGTTTGTCATCTTCATCAAAATCATAGCTATACTTACTTACATTTAAGTAATAATCAACATCATCTGCTCTGTCCCATCTTATTTCTTTTTTGCTCCAAAGTTTTCCAATGGTATATAAATAACAAAAAGAAGATAACTTATCTGGCTTAATACCCTCTTTTATTTTATTCATTACATCTAATGTTGCATCCATTACTTTATCATCTAAGTCTCTTACAACAATATTATAGCATTTGTTTTTTGCCATATATAAACACGCTTTATGTACACAGAAAAACATTCTGTCCCAGTCTTTTTTATCACTAGTCTCAACCCATAGAGATAAGGCTTCTTGAAAGTTTCTTTCATTTTCTTCTACCACTTGTTTATTGCACTCTTCCATTCTTATCTCTATCCCATACAAACTTTATTTTTGGCAAAAACTCATATGTAAATCTCTGAACGATATATTTCATATTGACTTCTGATACAATCAATGGTAAATCAACTAGCTCAACATATGTACCTTCGATATTTATAATCTTTGGTGAACCTTTTACTAAGCTAAATCGACTACCTGTTTCATCATACATTTCCATATAGTTTTTATAATCAACTATAGAACCATTTTCTTTTGCTTTTTTATAACTAAGTTTTACTACCATTTGTTTATTCTCCTACTTATTTAGTTCAACCATTCTATCAAGTATTTCTTTTAATCTGTCTAAAATAGCTGGGTCTTTTACATAATATCTATATAAAAAATGCACAGCATCGTGTGCTTGTTTATTCAAAAATACAAAATGTGTTGGATCAGAAACGTCTTCATAATGGTCTGCATTTAAATCTAAATGATGAAGATTAGCACCTTTCAAAAGTTTCTTATGGGTTAAATAACATAAACCCTTTTGTTCAACATTTTTCTTATGTCTAAATGCTTTCCAAATCGCAGATTGTCTAAATGTTCTTTTTGCTTTTTCTGTAGCTGTCATCTTTTTTCCTCTTCTTAAACTCTTTTAATGCTTCTTTCCAAAAGAAATGAAATGAAGCGCTAATAATAGCATCTTCTATATCATTCTCTTCTAAAACAAGGAAAGCACCGGTTTCAGTTTGGTATATTCTTATCCATCTGCCTAACCAGTACTTTTCTTTTATTATTTTATATTCTTTTAGCAAATATTTAGTCCTTTTTACCTAAATCAAAATAGTAGGTACCACTAAAAGTTTCTACTTTATACATTTCTTTTAACTGATTTCCAGTATAATCATCTGCATTTACTGCTTCAATACCAAGCTGATTATAAGCTGATATTCTTGCTTTTGCTTTTTCATTATCCACTGAAGCACCAGTAAAAAACATACTAGTGAATGAAGCAGTAAGAAATAAAGTAGCCAATATACCAAAAACAGTATCGCTATAAACAAAAGCAGCTACTAATGCTGCAACACCAATCATACCAAAAACAATACCAAGAAATACAATCATCATAGTCATTTTTATATTCTCCTCTATATTATAGTTAGTACATTTATTAAAAAAGGTTTACTGCATCTACTGGTATAGAAATATATTCTCCAGTACCATTATTAGAAATGTAATGCTTATAAGGTCCTCTTTTTCTATCATAAAAAGCAACACCATCTTTTTCAACTAATCTTGAAATATTTGCATCAACTATTTCTAATACTTTATCATAATCCATTAAACAATAAGAAACGCCTTCTGAGTCAGCAAAGATAAATAACAAATAGTCAGTCTTTTTTCTGGCAGTAAATGTTCTTATACCTTTTTGCATCAGCTCAATAGGTGCTTGTTTTTTTATCATATTTTCTTTTGTATGAGTTATTCTTACTTTTTCAGGCTCATTAAAACAATATTCTTTACTAAAGGCATAAGAAGGACCACAACACACTTTAATGTCAATACTTAATAAAACATCATCTTCCGTTGTAACAAAATAGTCTGTACCTTCTTTCTGATTTTTCTTTGAAGTGGCTTTTTTAACTGATTGGTAGTTTGGAAATAAAGCATTCCATATATGATATTTCTTTATAATAGCTTCACCTAACATTTCAGTCATTGCTGTTCTAATACCATTTGGGCTATTTACTAAAGCTCTTTTTCTTGCTTTAGTCTCATCTATGCTATACTCCTTAAAATAGTATTCCTTCATATCTGACATGTGATTTGTTCTCCTTTATATATACTATATAATAACTTATTATATTATTTAGTACATTTATTTATAATAAGTTAGTACATTTTTCAAAAAAGTAAAAATAGTTTTTTACAATAGCACATAACCTTTTGATGTAATATTGCCTATATATTATATAAGAGTAAATAAAGCATATATACAAATGTATGCCCATTTACAAAATAACAAAAACAATGCATAATATTGTGCATATAGGAGAATATATTATGACAGAAGAAATGACTATGTTTATTGAAGAAGAGAATATTTTTATGACAATAAGAATATTAAACAATGGTGCCATTATTGAAAGAGAATATCATACAGAAGATGGCAAGTTGATAAATAAAGAGATTGAAGAATGTTAATATTTTTTATACTTTTCAATATGTCTTAACATATTATAAATACAAAAAGCATTGAGTAAGTAGAAAAAATAGTTCCATTGCTCCTTCTTTCTACTGAAAGATGCTTTTTCTATTTAATAGTTATTATGTTAATATATATTAAGTTGTACTTTTTCAAATGTAACTAACTAATATATAAGAAGCACAAAAGCAGGAGTTCGAAATCTTGCAAAATGTGATATCTTTAATAATCCTATGTTTAATATTCAGAAACTGTACTGGGAATGAGCGCTCTTTCAGTTTCTGGTACAGGAGTATGAATCATGTCTAAAACATTTTTTAACAACAAAGCAAAAGAGACTTCTAAAAGAATCTCTGAAATCTTATTATCCTATTTAGAAGCAGATCCAAAAAAATCGCAGTATATTACATCTGTTCCAGCATGTCAAAGAAATAATGCTAATGGTATGGCAAATATTTTAATGACTTATTGTACTTTCTATAATACAATAGAAAAAACATATGTTAGAATAGAGAATAATATTTTTGGAGATCAAATAAGCGTAAAGCCTTCAAAAATAAACAACATAAAAAACGTTGATCTTTTAGTTTTTTATGACTTAAAATGCAACAGACTTCTTATTGCTGATAAAAAACTTAATAATAACAATGCATGGCTTGATGATAAATCAAGAAGAGACTACAAAGAAGTATTTGGAACATCATATTTTGTTTACAATATAGAGAACTTATTAAATGCGCATGCTTTTTTTGAAGTCTTTATAGATACTAATCTTAATATTATTCATGATGATTTTATGACATATTTTAATGGACAAGTTATAAGACTATCATCTGATAAAAAAACATTATATTCTTATCCAGGCCTTGATAATAAAATAAAATATATTCAGTATGATACAAAAGACAGAGATACTGTATATTATTGTTTTCATGATGAAAAACAAGCTAATAAGCCAGCAACTCTTTTAGGCTTAGCTCATACTTTTGAGAACTACTCTACATTAACTGAAAACCAGATATATCAGAGATTATATAGAGCTACAAAAGATGAAAAATATGTTAAAATCCCACTAAAGGATGATGCAAATATGGATATGCGTTTTGTAAAAGACAGAAATATTGTTATTGGTTTATCATCAATATTTGATTCTTTTATTAACTTCAAAGTAAATAAAACAGAAAATAAAAAGGAATATCAAAAGGAATATCAAAAAGTTAATAACTGGTTAAAAAGACATAATAATGAGTTTAATCCAAAATGGACTGAATCAGAAATAAATAGAGCTAAAGAAATATTAGATAAAAACAGCCTATAGCTCTTTGCTATTGCCCCTGAAGGGGCTTTTGTTCTTTGATAGTAAGAAAAGACAATAATGTTAAAAATAAAAATATTAAAAATAAAAATATTAAAAATAAAAATGTTTAAAAAAAAATGAAAGTTTATAAAGATATATATACTATCTTATTATTTTATCATTTTTTTTTAAACATTTTTTTATTAAAATATTGTCTTTTCTTACTATCAAAGAACAAGCGGCCTAGCGGCCTGTTGCATGTTATGTTATAATACTGTAACATGTTATAATAATGTAAAGCTTTTTAAAAATAACTAACTAAATATATAAAGGAGACTAAAGAAATGAAAATATTAAGTAGTTTAGACATTAAAGAACACGAAGAAAGCTGGTATGATGCTTTTAGAGATATTCACATCAATAAGACTGGCACTTCAGATAAAGATGCTGTTACTATAGCAGTATCAAGCACAAATCAAACTGGAACGTATAGACCTGGAACAGGTTTTTGTTACTAAATAAATATAGGAGAAGAGAGAAATGGAGAATAAGCAAGAGTTTAGTAAAAACATAGAAGTTAAGGATGGAGATTTACTTTCTGCTATATGTATTGCGTTAAGATTATCAGCAGCTTCTAAAGCTGAAAAAGATTGGAAACAAAAGTATGGCTTATCTGAATCTGTTTTAGAAGAAGATAAGAGGGATTGCTAAAATGACAACTGAAGAAATGATTGATGAGTTAACGGGATGGTTAAATACAAAAAAAGAAATAGATGATTTATTAGCTGAAGAAGCTGATAAGAAAGAAAAAGAATCTTTGGAAAATGCCAGAATGTATTTTGGTGATTTTAACTAACTATATTATATAGGAGAATAAGATTATGTGTGATGGATTTTATGGAGTTTGTAATCCTGGATTTACTTGTAATCCCTGGTCTTACTCAGGAAAATACTATTATGAAGTTAAATATAATAAAACTATTATTACAACTTCATATACTAAACACCTTTTTGGTTTGATACAGCATGCAGAAAACCATTATTGTGGAACCGAAGTAAGAACAGCTATTATTAAGGCTGACTCGTTAACACTAGCTAAAATGGAAGCAAATAGAAGATATGGTTCTGTTATATCTGTAACAGAGATTGAAGTAAATAAAAATGTAGGTTGTATTGACCTAAATAAAAAAGGAGAATAGAAAATGATTTACATGACAACAGATGAATGGAAAGAGATTGCAAAGATTATTGAAGAAAAAGATTGGAAAGAACTAGCAGTAGAAATAGCAGCTAGGTCTTATGATTTAGATGTAAGTAAACAAGAGCTTGACCATCTTATAGGCGACTATGTTGCTAACACTAAAAATAATGAAGAAAAACGACTATGGAAGATTAGACGTTTAGGTGGTGACCAATATGAATCATCAATATTAGAGCTCACAGAAGATGAAGCTAAAAGATGGCTTAGAACTTGGCCATTAGTACCTAATACTCTCTTAGTACTTTCTTATAGAAAAGATGAGAAATGGGTAAAGTACGAAGTAACTAACTAAATAAATATAGGACTGTTAGAATGACAAATAATGAAAATACCGTTTATACAATGAGTGTCTCACTAAATCCAGTAGATGAGATACTAAAAAGTCTTTCTGCTACACCACAACAGATTTCTTCTGAGTTAGAAGAAAAAACAAATAAAGACTTAAAAGATTTTAAGATTGAAACACATTATGGTTTTGATATAAAATATACTAAATAAAAAAGTATCTATCTAAATAGATATACCAATCGTTGATTGGTTTTGAATATTATCCGATGATGAAGCGGGAAAATAATACTTCATCAGAATAGATTAGCTTAAAGTGTTTTACATCTTTCACTATAAAAAAGATGATTTATATTGCTAATATAAACTTATAACTTCCTAAAAAAGATATAATCCTTTAAATGTGATTTTGACCAATAAGTAAAACCTCCAATACTTATTGGTCTTTTTTTTTTGCACTTTTTATACTTTTTAGGTATATTCCACATATTATAAATGTAAGCAATGTTAGTATATAATATATAACATAACTAACTAAATATATAGGAGATTAAAATAATGAAAAGATTTTTAATGAGTTTAGTTTTATTAGTTGTTGTTTCTTTCGCAGCAAATGCAATGTTTATCTTACCTTATGATAAAGTAAACTTTTCAGAGTTTGAACAGACTTCAGAAAGAACTGTTATGTCAAATACTGATGCAAAAGCAATGTATGATATTATTACATTATCTTCTGACATTACTCCATATCTTTTAGATGAAGGATATTATAACATCTCTTATAACAAAGGTGGCTGGGGTATTTGGATGATGATTTTAGCAGATGGTAAATGGTTTACATTAGAATACATCTACAATGCCAATAATGAGTATGTTGGATGTTGTGTTACTAAATATAAGTATATTGGTGATTAGTTTTTTATACTTTTAACTAACTAGTTATATATTATATATAGGAGAAACGAATATGAAAAAGATTTTTGGTTTAATGATTTTAATGGTGATGATGGTTGGAGCTTTTGCAACACCAAGATTAGAAGGTAACAAGATTTATTTAGATGAAGCAAAAACTTCATTATTTACTGCTGAACAGTTTATTGCAAATATTGGTGGTGAAGAAGCATTAGATATACCAGATGAAGTTGGTCATACAAAAAGAATGCAGCTTGAACTTTTCACAAATCCAAATAAAGTAATCGAGTTTGCTACTAAAGAAACAGCAAAACAATATTATGAAGTTATTCTTTCTTTAGGAGACGAGCTTGTTTATTGTGCTGCTACTGACCATTTTGAAGATGTGGACTTTATTGCATTTATTGAGCTTTCAAATGGCTGTACTACTCCTGGATGTACACCAACTTATTGTTATATAGGAGAATAAATAAATGAAAAAAATACTAACTAGAGAAGAAAGAGAAAAATGGCAGAAAGTACTAACTAAATACTTTCAGCAAGTAAATGAAACAGGCAGATGTAAACTTACACCTGATGTGTTTGATGCAGTGGACACTTGGTATAAAGAATATACTAAGTCTGAGCAAATGAAAAAGAATATTTTAGAGGAGATGTTGTGATATGGATGTAACATTAGCATTTATATTAAAATCTTGGGCTATGATGGCTCTTATTATGACAATAATGTGGATTGGAATGACAGCTTTAACTATTAAAGTTGGTGATTGGATTGATAAACTTATTGAGAAGAAAAAGAAGAAGGAAGACAATAAATGAGTAATATTATACTTTTGGCAGCACTTATATTTTTTATATTATATATACTTGATTGATATATGGTAGAGGGAAATAAATGGAAATATTATGTGTGTTAACTTGGTTATTAGTAGCAGAAATACCCTTAATAATAGGTATTTTTTATATAAAAGGTGATAGACCAGGAAGAGAATAAAATGACTGAAACAGAAAAAGAACTAGAAAGACAAAGAGATGCTTATAAAGCAAAGCTCAAAACTTATCTTCAAGGACTTTGGGGATGTGGTTGGGAAGAGCCTTTTAATAAAGCAGTTAAAGAGATAGAAGGAGACAATAAAAGTGAATAAGGTATATGTGTGTAGCGGATACTTCGCAGAAGTACCTGTTTTAGATAGTTTACACTTAGGTCATGTAAAGTATATTCAGTCTGTTTTAGATAGAATGGATGAAAACGACCGATTAGTAATAATCGTAAATAATGATATACAAAGGCTACAAAAGTATAGTAATCTAGAGGGTTTATCCAAAAGAAATAGAACAAAGTTATTTGGAGCATTTACAAACTTCCGGATAGTTAATAAACTTCAGGAACTTTATCCTTATGATAATATTCGAGTAATGATAAGTAAATCCTGTGACCAAACTGTATGTCAAGATTTAGAGACACTAGCATGGTTTTTCGCAGATAGAAAGACTGTTGTTTTTGTAAAAGATGGTTTGGAATATGATATAAAAAACCTTCCGGAAAGAAAAGTAAAAGGTATAGATTTCCTATTTCTACAAAACCCTAAGATTTCTTCAGCTACTGAAATATTACAAAAAGAAAGATAATATATAATAGATGTGATTTAGTTATCCTCTTACTACGTTGTTAAACCCTAGTAAATGTAAAAGTTTACTAGGGTTTTTTTATTTTATTAAAGATAACTAATATTATAATAGGAGAACATAGAAATGAGTAAGAAAGTTTATATTCTTATTGACGCACTTATTGGTGCTGCAGCTACGGCTTCAGTAGCATTGGTAACTTATTTTGAACCAACACACGCTTCTGCTATTAATGGTTCAATCGAACTTATTACTAGTGCAGTTATTTCTGCATTGGGTCTTTTCTTAGATAAGACTGATACAAAGTTGGAGAAATAAGTATGAGGATTTGGGATAGTTTAATAGACAGCTTTAATGAAACATTAAGAAACAAGTATAAAGGAACAGATAATAAAGAAAATAAGATTTCTCAGAATATTGATAAAGGTAAAACTATTTCTATCTCAAATCCTACCTCTCAGCGTACAATCATAAAAGGCAATGATTATACTGATGGTAGAGTAGAGACAGGAAATACTACAGGAGAAAATGGGCCTGATAGTAGATTAGTTTCTGTGGCCTCTTCTGCTATTGATAATGTTGAATACAATCCAAATACAAATACGGCATCTGTTACTTTTAGAGGCGGAGATAAATCATATGATTATGAAGTAAAACCAGGTGAGTTTAATAACTTCTTAAATGCGCCTTCTAAAGGAAAATGGGTAGCAGAACAATGGAATCATAATCCTCATTTTAGAAAACCAGGATATTAATATGGGACAGAAAAAAGGACATAAACCCTCATATACAAAAGGCTCGCCTGGTTATGTTTGGTATAATAATGGAATAAAAGAAACATTAGTAAAACCTGGCACAGTATTAGAAGGAGAAGGCTGGGTACAAGGTAGATTATACGATTTAGAGTCTGCTAGAGAAGCTTCTGAGAAATCAGACAAGCGTTATAAATGTTATAATCTAGTAGAGTATAGATGGCATAGAGGAGAAATAAATAATGGGAAATAAAATAATCGCTGTACCTAAAAATGTACAGAAAGCAGTAAAAACAGAAATATATGATGCATTAAGAGATGGCTTAACAAAACCAGCAGCATCTAAATCAAAAAAGTCTTGGGCACAGGATTTCGTTGAACAAATGCTTAAAGAAGCAAAATCAAATCCAAGTGGTGCTTTGGGACAAATGATTGCTAAACAAATAATGCAAGATGATATATTATCTTCTCTTGATGAAGCAACTGATAAATATTTAGCTCGTGATATTGATTTTAATGAATATAGAATAATGAAAACATTATATCCTGAACAACAGCAGGTATTTAATGATAGATTTAATAGTAGAATAATCTGTGTCGGTAGTAGACGTATCGGTAAATCAGAGTTAGCAGCACGTTTATTATTAAGAGACGCATTACAACCAGGACATTGTGCTATTTATATAAACTTAAAGTTTGAAAATGCTATTAGACAATGTTTTGAAGTAGCAGAACCTTTAGCACAATCATTAGGTTTATCTATTGTTAAATCATCTAAAAATGATGGTACAATGGAGTTTAGTAATGGATCACAGATATTATTCAAAGGTAATAATAATAAAGCAGCAGCAGATACTTTTTTAGGAGGCGCTTACTCTTTAGCTGTTATTGACGAAGTACAGAATGAGTGTAATCTTCAATATTTAATAGATACTGTTTTAGCACCAACTATTGATAGAGACTTTGAGAATGGGCAGATTGTATGTTTAGGAACACCGCCTCGTGTACCCCATACATATTGTGAAAGAATATGGAAAGAGCTAAAAGGCTGGAAACACTATGGTTGGGATATGACTAAAAACCCATTCTTAAAAGGTGATACAGAAGCTATTATTAAGAAAATCTGTGAAGAAAAAGGCTGTACAGAAGATGCTGCTTTTATTCAGAGAGAGTATAGAGGCTCTTGGGTATATGATACAGAATCTCGTGTTGTAAAAAATCCGCTTTTATATGAAGGTGGAAATGAATATGTAGAAAATCTTATTAGGCAAGGTAGATTTAGAGCAGATTACATTTATGGTGGTATTGACTGGGGCGGAACAGACTACAATGCTATTGTTACTATTGCTTGGGATAAGAAACAGAATATTGGATATATATTACATTCATACAAGTTTAATATGTCTACTGTTACTGAGATTGTTGAGAAATGTAAGCAGTCATTATTAGAAGCACAAGATATATTATCTATTTCTGGCTCACCAATAAATAATATAACATACTATGCTGACCATAATATTAAGTCTATTATATTCGAACTTCAGAATAACTACAACTTCCCAATACAGTTAGCATATAAACATGAGAAAATGGAAGCGTTATCAGTATTAGCTGAGCTATTTAGAAGAAAGATCTATACTGGAAAAGATGATCCATTAGCAGATGAGTTTGAAATGTGTGTATATAAGCGTGATGAAGAAACAGATGCTATATTACCAGAGCTTGATGATGATATATTCCACGGAGACTCTTTAATGGCAGCTTTATATGCTTCAAGAGCTTTAGTTCAGTTTGAAAATCCATTAGGTACTGAGGATGGTATACAGGATATTTCTCAGCCTATTACTAATAATATAAACGAAGATGAGGCGGATTTTACCGACTTATAGGAGACAATAAAAGTATGGAAGAAGAAAAGAAAGATGTATTAGATTATGTTGTAACAGAAGATGAAGTAAATAAAGACGAAAACATATTAAAGAAACCTGTAGAAAAAGTAGGCGAATCTATTCTGGACTCTCTTACAAAGCCTATTGGCACTTCTTTTGTAGATACTATTATTAAAGGAGTATAATAAATGATACATTATAAAGCAAGTGATTTATTATTGTTGGCTATGAAGTTAGCCGACTTAGAGAATACAGCATTTATATCATCAGAAGAAAATCGTTCATACCTAAATAATGCTTGGGCTGAAATATATCAGCAAGCTATTGATAATGGTGAACTTTTCTATTTGAATAGTACTACATTACATCAGGGTGAAAATGACTTACCAGCTGATTTCCATCAAGTATATAATGTAAAAGACCATAACTGGAACCCACTTCCTCGATATAATAAAGATATGAGAAAATCTGATGTTTATTATAAAATAATGAATAATAAGATTTATATCAATGGAAAAGATGATGTAGAACTTGAGTATTTTCCAGCTCCTAATACACTAGAAGTAGAAGGAACAGGCGATGTTGAGTTAGACTTTCCAAATAATATCTATAAACAGCTTTTAGTTTTAAGGGTTGCAGAATACTATAAAATCAGACAAGATGGTGACATTGCTGGTATTGAACTTTTAATAGACCAGGCTTGGAAACAGTTCTATGATATGCTAAGACGAGACGATAATCAATATGGCGTTATTCAAGACGTAAATAACGTAAATAGAGTCTATGGTATATTTGACTAATAAAATAGGAGACATTTAATATGGGAATGTTAAATCAATCAACGGATACACTTAATCAGTTATCTAACACAATAAATAACCAGAAAAACTTGGCAAATCAGTATACTGGAAATGCTGGATATGAGAACGCATTAAGTCAAGCTTATAAAGGAGCTCAGACTACTGCTAATCAGGCTGGAGCTGCTGCTCGAACATCTGCTCGAAATAGTGGAATGAGTAAAGCACAAGCTGCTGCTATGGGTGCTAATCAAGCTGCTAATGCTTATGGTAACAACTTTAATACTCAGCAAAATATGGCAAATAATGCTGGTATGAATGCTCTTACTGCAAATCAAGCAGTTGGAAATATGCAGAATGCTCTATATGGTAATCAGTTTAATAGAGGACAATACGGAATGAATATGTTAGGAAGTGGCTTACAAGCTGCTGGAAATGTTATTACTGGTTTTACTGGTTTATCAGATGAAAGATGTAAAGATTTGGAAGATAGAGCAAACGGTTTATCAAAGCTTCTTGAACCTATTGATGCTTACATCTATAAGTATAAAGAGTCAGCACAGGAAAAATATCCAAATGAGACTGATAATAATACACATGTTGGTCCAATGGCACAAGATTTACAGAAAAATCCAGTAACTGCTGGAGCTGTAGAACCAGATAGTGATGGCACTTTACACGTAAATGGAACACAGTTGGCATTACAGGCTATTGCTGCTATTGCTGACTTATCAAAAAGAGTATCAGAAATGGAGAACGAATAATATGGCAGAGAATAAGACAAGTAAGGCAGGAATGCCAAGTAATATACCTAGCGCAGATTTAGGTGAAAATAAAGTAGATACTATTGAAGCAAAACCACAGAAAAACTTCTGGCAGAGATTAGGACAAGACTTAAATACTGCAGTACAAGGAAATGCTGGTGGTATGTCGGGCGCTGCTGGAGCTGGTGGTGAGCCATTACAGAATACAGTACAGGAAAGACAGGAAGTTAAACAAGAAATGATTGACCAGGGTATTGACCCAAATAATATTGTTGGTTATCATGCTCCTGTACACGCTGACCAAGTATCAGAATGGAAAGAAAATCCATTAGAATATAATCCAACACCTACTGAGGAAAAAAGAACAGCAGTACAAACTTCTAATACAAATGAAGTAGCTCCAAATGCTTCTGCAGTTTCTAGCCCAGCACCTATAGAAGATAGCGCAGTAAACGCTAATCAGAATGCTGGCGCATACAATGTTGGCCAAGGCGATGTTGAGTCTATTTCTGAAGGTGGTAAGTCAGAATATGATGTTGCTAAAGCAGTATTAGATGAAAATAATCCATATAAATCTGGCTCGGACTTCTTAAAGTACTTATGGGGTCAAGGTGGCTCCGGTAAAGCAAAAGCTATTGGAAACGTTTTAGGAAATATCTTATCTGCTTCTGGTAATGCTATTAAAGGTGAAGGTGATAAAGGAACACAATGGAATGACTTTGTTACCAACTATATGCAGAATGAAAATGAAGCAAGAAAAACAGCTATTTCTGATGCACAGTCTGCTGTTAAAACTGCTAATGCTAATAAAGCTGCAAGAACAGAACTTGTTAAGGCACTTAATCAGGCAAAAGCACAAGGTAAGAACATTACTCCAGCTGATATGACTGCAATAGAAACCTGGCAGAGAGCAACAAATCCTTCATCTGCATTGGATAAAGCTATTGCATCTATTATGGCAAAAGCACCAGAGTTTTTCGATAAGTTGGGATTTTAATAGGAGATAATAAAATGGATTATACTGTACCAGATAAAGAAATGCCAGCAGATATCTATGCAAAAGATGATAATGCTACAAATATTCTAACTTATATGCAGAATACAAACTTTTCTTTGGCTAACCCTATTGTTCCTAATGGTCAAGGTATAAAACCAAATAATAGTATGTCTACTGGCGGACAGTCATTAAATAGAATGAGCAATAACTAATATTGTAGGAGAACAAAATATAATGTTAGCAAAGAATAAAATATGGCAAAATATATCAGAACTTAAAAGCTTATCAGACAAATGGCGCGGTAAGTTTTTAAGAAACCTTAGACTTTATTGTTACTCAATGGGTGTAAATCTCGATCAGATAAAAGAGGGTAATGTTGTTGGTTATTGGCATTTGATAAATAGCGATTATACGTCAACAATATCAGAAAATGTTATTCAGTCTGCTATTGATGCCTTAACATCTCAGTTAGCTGCAAAAAATGCTATTCCATTCTTTGATACAGTAAATGGTACTTTTGCTCAGCAACAGATTATGAAGTTAGTAGAACAATACTTTAGTATGATGTATGATGAACAGAATGTAACAGAAACTGTAACAAATGCTTTTAGAGATGCTTGTATCTTTGGTACTGGCTTCGTTTATGTTGACCAGAATACTAAACAAGTAAAGAAAGCGCTTCCTTGGCAAGTAATGTACAGGCCAGCAGAAGATACATATGGTAAACCAACTAGAGTATATTATGAAAGAAAATCTTATCCAACATCTATGTTAACATTTAAGTATAAAGATAATGTAGAATATGTAACATATGGTGAATACTACGATATAGTAAATAACGTAAAAGCTTATGTTATTGATGATGTTATTTATAAAGTTGAAGAATACTTACCCGGTGTTGTTCCTATTATTCCTATTTCTTATGTAAATCCTGTTGTTGGAAAAGATACTACTTCTGTTGTTGATATTCTTTATGGTATTCAGATGAAGTTACAGGACTTATTTGATACATATAGCGAAGCAATCAGAAGAAATCCAGCTCAAACATTTATTATTCCACAAGGTAGTGATATTAAAGTTACTGCATTGAATAATAGAGTTGGACAATACATTACATATAAACCAATAGAAGGCGTAACAAATCCAGTAACATCTGTAACACCTGACTTTATTTCAGAACAATATAATCAGGCTATTGCTACATTAAAGCAAGATGCGTATGAGCTTGTTGGTATTTCTAGACTTTCTGCTCAGTCAGTTAAACCAAGTGGTGTTGACTCTGGTAGGGCAATGAAAACCTTAAATGACATTGAATCAGAAAGATTTGAAGTACAGTTTAAGGCTGTTATTAGATTATATAATGAGATTGCGAGAGTTTGTATTAAAGTATTTAATCCAGATGATTATGTATTACCAGAAGATAGAAATAGATTAATGGTAAAATGGGCAGATGTTCAGGCTATTTATGATAAGGCAAAGATCTCATTCTCTTCTATTGACTTCTTATCTAAAGATCCAACTCAGAGAGCTCAAGAGATTGATATGTTAATACAAAGAGGGGCAATACCTCAATCAAGAGCTGGGTTATTCTATGAAATGCCAGATAGTGAAGCAGCTTATTCCTATGCAAATAATGCAATCAATGCTGTTATGACTGTTATTAATCAGGCTATTGTAAATGAAGATTATACAATCCCTGCTTATATTCCTCTTGATATGTTGATGAGTGAAATAACAAATACTTTACTCTCATTAAAATCAACTGAAAATGATACTAATAAAGCAGATATTCAGAAGCTTGAAACACTTTATAGTGAAGCAGTAAAGATGAAGCAGTCTATCGATAATCTTGCTATGAAACAGGCTACTCAAGCTGATAATACTAGCTTTGCATTAAACTTACAGAGACAGACTGATACATTATATCAGACTACATATGCACAGACTAAAGCACAGTTAGATGCTCAAGCTGCTGTAAATACTAATAATATAAACCAATAGAATGGAGATTTTATAATAATGGAAAACGAGAATATTGATGTTATTGAACAGTTAAAAACTGCTATTGCAGATATTATTGAATATCAGAAACATTTGGCTGAAGAAATCACTTCAATCAAAACTGATTTAATGGATAACCTCATTAATCCTATTAAAGGTGAGTTTGAAAAATATCAGCATGACGAAGCACTTTCTGACTTTAGATGCAAGTATGGCGAAAAGTTAGATGGTTTCAATGATAAACTTAAACTTTTAGAACATAATCCTGACTTTGACATTGTTGAAAAAGCTTTTGATGCTTATACTGAAAGAACAGATGGTATGGGTGAAGATGAATATGTTGAAAAACTTGCTAGTCACATCCAAGAACAGCTTGATGAAATCGGTAGAGCTTATGGTGTAGAACCAGAAAAGATTGAAGAAGTTAAAGTTGAGACTACTGATGGTGATGAAATCAAAGCTGAAGTAGAAGATGGAAAAGTTGTAGAAGTTGAAAAAGAAACAGAAGAAAAAGTAGAAGAAACTGCAACTGATGAAACTGAAAAAGAAGTTGAAGAAGAGTCTACAGCCGATGTAGAGGAACCTGCTTTAGAAGGTGAAAAAGAGCCTGAAGAAGAAACTGAAGAAGTACTTTCTGAAGAAGAAGAAAATGCTAGACATATGGCTGAGCTAGAAGAAGAAAAGAAAAGAGAAGGTATTGAATAATGATACTTGATAAAGAAATAAATAAAGAGATTAAAGAATACAAAAAACAGTTAATACAAGAAAAGTTAAAAAGAGAAACCTTATTATCTAAACATTCAGATTGGGGACTTCTTGAAGAGTTTATTCAGCAATGTAATGATAATCCAGGTTTACATATTAAGGTTACTCTTAATGACGGAACAATATTAGACTTAGTAACTTCAAAAGAGCAGAAAAAAGTAAATCCTTTATTTACAGAAGCTGCATATGAAGAGTAGATAAATACTAATAATACAAGAGATTATATGAATGTAAAGTATAATCGTTTTTGATGGTTTTCCTATGTTAGTGGGAATATATTCTTTTAGCCGGTCCTTATACGGCAGACTGACAATATTTTTTATAAGGAAGGAAATAATAATATTATGGCTTTAGGTGTAACAGACCAGGTTCGTAACATCCTTAAAAGTTACTATCACGACAAAGTAGAACAGGTTCTTTTACGTGAATCTCCTATTTTGCCTGCATTAAAAACAATGCGTGTTGAAGGTAAAGAGTTCAAGTTTGTAACTCCTTACGATGGTTCAGGAGCTGTATCAGCTAACTTTAATAAAGCAAAAGCACTTGCTGCAGAAACAGTAAGAAACGCTGAGTTCACAGTAACTCCTGGTAAAATCTTCGCTCCTTATTCTATGAATGCAGATGAAGTTCAGGCTTCTCTCTCAAAGAAAGGTGCTTATATGAAAGTTGCTGGTGAAAAACTTTTCACTTCAACTTATGGTTTAAGACGTGTTTTAGCTGCTGCTTTCTATGGTAATGGTTATGGTGTTGTTGGTAAAATGCCTTCAAGTGCCTCTATCACTACTTCTGGAACAAAAGTAACATTTACTGACTCAGCTATTCCTGCTTCTTTAGCTCTTAACTCTATTGTACGTATGAAATCTGACTATACAACTCCAGATGCTTCTGCAAATACTGATGCTGCAAAAATCATCGCTATTGATGACTCAAGCGTAACATTTGCTGCTGTTGCTTCTGCTATTGCTGTAACTAGTGCAACATACTTACAGTTTGACGGCTCTGTAAACTCTGACGGAAGTCCTCGTCTTCCAGTAGGACTTGACGGTTGGCTTCCAGTAGATAGAACTGGTCTTGCAAACAGCTTCTTCGGTGTAAACCGTTCAGTTGCTTCTGATAGACTTGCTGGTATTTTAGTAGATGACTCTGCACTTTCAGCTGCAACAAATACTAAACTTGCAACAATCCAGAAAGCATTTATGAGAGCTCGTAACCACGGTCTTTCTAACGAAAATGCAATCATCGTTGTTAACCCATTTGACTTCGCTAAACTCTCTGACGAAATGGAACTCAGAAATCGTTTAGTTGCACCAGTATCTAATGCTGGTCAGAAAGAAGCTACTTTCGGTTTCAACAAGTTAAAGGCTGCTGCTTCTACAAACTTTGCAGAAAGAATATTCGATGACCCACGTTTACACGAAGGTATGTTCTATATTCTTGACTTAGATGTAGTTCAGCTTTGGTCTTTCACAAACAACGGATTTATTGATAATGGTATTCAGAACAATGAGCCAGGTAAAGCTAATATTGAAGAGTACTCTGATAACGAAGGCTATGCAAACGATAGTTCTAAACTTATCATAGATGACTATATCAATGTTCAACCAGGTAGTGGTTCTGATGATGGTCCTGATGTACTTATTACATTGTTCTTCACTGGAGCATTCGTAGTAACCGCACCAGGTAACTGTGCTGTTGGATTATTCCCTGCTGCATAAGGAAAAGGATAAATGGCGTCTATAAAATGGCGCCTTTATATAAAGTTTTTCTCCTTTATTTATTTTTTTATTTTTTTCTGGCTACTTCCATTAAATGAGGTAGCCTTTTTTATTTACTTTAGGGTTACTTACTCTTTATTATTATTTTTATCAAAGTCAAATATAACTGTACCATTTGTTATTATTGAATGGTTTGATTTGATTTGATTTGGTTCTTTTATATTTTTTTATTTTTTATTTTTATTTTATATTTTATTATTATTATTTTTGTTTTTTATTATGTGAATGTGTTACATAATGGAATATTAGATAGGATAAAGATTATATTATTAAATATATAATATGAAATAGAATATTACTAATAATACAAATGAGACATAATAAACTTAAATCAGTAAAAACTTGGATAGTAATATGGGCTATTGGATTAATAACATATATTGTAGTAGCCGGAAAAACAGATTTTCTCACTTTAGCTACATTATTGGCAACAATACCATTAGCATTTATTCCAGCAAATGTAGCACAGAAGAAAATCGAAGGTGATTTAGCACAAGGAGATATAGAAAATGGCAAATAAAGCACAGTTAGTAACGCTTCCTTTAGAAGGTATTATAAATCTTTCTCATAATAAGTTGGACGTACACAACCCAGGTAATAATGGCTTCTTGCATAATAATGGTGTTGTTTATGGGAATGTTTTATCTCCTGTTTATAGACATTTTACTTCAAATAGTTATGATGTTTATGATACAAAGGAAAGACCCTATTTAGTAACAAAAAATGCACTTACTCGAGGTGGTGACACTTTGATGTCATATACAAATAAGACTTTTGATACTGAAACATTAGACTTGACATATATCGACTCAGTTTATAAGCATAATGATGAGTTGCACTATATTAAAGTATTAAACAACTCTTTGGTGTGGTATAATGGTTCAACACATACATATGATATGACTGGAAGTGTTGTTTTAGCCACTCGAATAATCAACAACCAGTCGATAGTAGTTTTTTATAAGAACAGTGACAGCCAGTATAAAGTTGATTTTATTAGTGCATCTTATGGAACTCAAACCAATACTGTAAGTCCTACTTTTATTGGTGCTCCTATTATTACATATGCACATATTGGTACTTATATTGATGGATGTGGCTATGAGTATCCTCAGTATTTGGTATCAGTTATTACAGACAGTGGTGTAGATTGTAAAGGCCAGTCTTTCAACTATGTTTTTGATGCAACTGCAAGAAGTGTAGATTTTCAGTCAACTTCTACTGAAACTGTTACAACTCAAACTGAAACTCAGATACTTTTATCAGATGCTATTAAATACAAACTTGGCTCATATGATGTTGACGCTTACATTACTGGAGTTTATTACAACAACTCTGGTAACGTTTTAAGAATAAGAGGAAATAAAGATGTTAATGCCACTCTTTACTATAAAGCTGTAGACAACAAGACAAGAGCAGAGATTATTGCTGAGGATTTTACAGGCTCTATAACAGATATAACTGATACAAGAAGTTATGCAGATAAAACTTGGGCAAAACAGTACGTTGGAAACAATAATGCTTCTTCTACTTCTGGTTATCCAACTCCAAAGTTTTGTATCGCTACAGATGATATGACTACTATGGACACTGTAAATGGGTTCTTAATCGTTGCTTTCCATAATGTTTTGGTAAATGGTGAAGTAACAGACTTAACATTAAAATGGTTACCTTCTACTTCATATTATACAACTGCTTCAACAAAGTCTTTAAATAAGATATTAGATGGACAAGACTTTAAAGGCGCAGATGGTACCTGGTATTATGAAGACGGCACACCATATGAATACAACTATATTACTGTTGCTGGTGAAGCAACTACTTCTCCATTGTCAAACTTTAACTGTGACGCCATATTGGATAATGGTCAGTTTATTACACTAAAGTCATTACCTTATGATGATGAAAATGTATTGGAACAGGGTGCTTACTGTTTTACTGGTGTGTTTAATAGAGTAGAAAACAATATAGTTTATTATGATGTAGACACCTCTAAGAAAGTTTTGTTAGCACAGCAAGAAAATAAAGCAGCAGCTTATCCATATTACTATGACAGTCAAGTTAAGTCATTAGGATATAACTACTTCAGAGACTCTTTAATAACTAAAGGCGCTGACGGTGAAACTATTACTCATATTCTTTATGACACTTCTTCTGATAATGTCATTTTGAATGCTGGATATAACAGTGAAAATAAGACAAATGGAAAAGGTGGAGTTGCTTCTTGTTATAACTGGCGAGTACTTTATAATAACAACTACATTTCTGCCATTTCTTACAGTGAAGAGTCAAATAAGATTGGTACTCTTTTAACTGACTGGAATAATATCTCTAAGATTTTATTTGTATCTGAAGATGATATATACTTTATTAACAACTACAATAAAGTAGTACACATTTGGGTTGAAACAGTAGATAATGATGATATGCCTTATTCTTTCATAGAGGATAGATTTATTATCGTAAATACAACCTCTTACTTCAACTGTTATGATACAGTAAATGACGTTCAGTTACATTATGCCTCAGACTATAACAATCGATTTCAAGAAGGCGTTATAATAAATGATGCTCTTATTCAGAATACTGCAAACACAGGGTATTTACAAGAAGGCACACAGAACATAATCGATGCCTCAGCACAAAATGCAAACTATGAAATGACAAATGACCCAATAGTCGGTTTAACTGTTGCAGCTGAGGTTTTGACAAATGTTTTAGTTAAAGATTATAACAAGATAAAATCTGAAACAAACAGTACTGGAGTTGATTACTATAGAGGTATTGACAGCACAACTGCACAATATGACTTATCATATAAAAACGGCATTGAATACAAGAATACTTTATTAGAAGACGCAGTATATCCAACTGATACTCCTGTTTATAACCCTAACATTTTTACTACTTATATTAAGACTTATAACCAGAGAGATATGGTATTAAATAAGGCAACTTCTACTGCATATCCTTTAATGAAATATAATGGACAAGTATATTTGGCATACTTGTTGACTGCTGGTCTTGAAAATGCAGAAGTAATCTTTGCTATTCAGACACTACATTATATGGTTTCAAACGGCTTTATTTATGAGATTTACTATAATGGTGCAGACATTGACACCTATCAGGCTATTATGCCTTGTAAAGGACAGGTTTATTTAGGATGTTTACCAACAGAAGCTTTATTCTGGAACCCACTTGATAGATGTGTTTATTCTTTTGCTGGTGATGCTATTATGAGAAAAGCATATCAGTGGAATGATATAGATGAAATAAGTGGTACTTGGTACAACCCTGCTACTCAAGAGTTGTTTATTTCTACAAACCTTGGACTTTTATGTATCTCAAATCATTATCAGTATTTGTTAGACGACTTAACAGAAGTAAATAACATTGTATTCTATAATGACCACTTTATCATCCAGAGTGAAGTTGATGTTTTAACTAAATATGAAGCTGATGCAGCAACAAACAGGCCTATTGATGGTGACTCTGTAGTTATATTTGACCCAACTGCGCCTATAGCAACAATCTATAATGGCGTTTTGAAGTATCAAACCGACTATTTAGGAAATAATGCTCTTAAATCAAACTTTGACTGCTTATACATTAGAGTATTCAAAGTAAATGAGCAGCCTGGATATGTAAAAGTTAAGTCAACAACTGTTACCGACAAGGGTGTTGAAACAGATGAACAGAGATATGAGATAACAAACGATAAGTGGGACTCTTTAACAGACTCTCTATATTTGAGATATCAGCCAGAATATCAAAAAGCGTGTGCAATCTCATTTACAATCGAAAGTACAAACCCTATAATCTGTCACGAGTTAGGATATACACCAATGGATGAAATACCCGCTATTTCAGCTGTAAACATCTAAATAACTAATAGTATTAGAAGACTTATTGAGTAGGAGACTTATTGGATAATGGAACTATTGCTAAAAATACTGCCTTATATGTTTACAGTTGGTGGCATCCTTATAGTTGTTGGCTTATATAAAGGCAAAGTGGAGGATGTTGTGGAAAAATGTAAAGATTTACCAGAATGGCGAAGTAGGACTGATGTTAGGCTTACATTATGTGAGGATAACGATAAAAATCAGTCTCAACTTTTAGCTGAAATCAACAAAAACCTTATAAAAATAGGCGCAGTTGTTGACTTGTTAGTAGATAATCGTATAAAAGAAAGTGAGGACAAATAGAAATGAATACAAATGTTTATATTAAAAATATTAAAACAGATGATGCTGGCTATATCACTGATATAGAACTTTCAGAAGACACTATTGATTTTGAAAACCTTACAATCAATGGTATAAAAGTTGAAAAAGTTCAAGAGGTAGAGCCATAATGAGCAACAGTAATGTTTACATCAAAAGATATACAGTAAATGAAGAACACCAGGCTATTGCAAATCTTACTACAAATGAACCAGTAGAGGATATTGTTCTCATAAACGGGGAAGAGTATTCAAAAGGTGGCGGAAGTGGAGTAACTTTGTATTGCTGGAAAAGTGACAAGAATGACCCGGACACTGAATATCCTGCATTTGAGGCTTATTACTACACTCTAGCAGAAACTCCAAGTGTTGGTGATGAAATATACAACTACCTAAACTATGTAGATGCATGTGGCCGTTCAAATATGGCAGTGTTAAAAAGTAACAGAACTGTATTGGAAGTGTTAGAGGGTGCCATAAAATCCAGTTATACATACTATGACAGTCTTGGTGAATCAGAAGAAAGGGAAAGTAAGTTTTACAGATATTCAGACGGAGATATAACCATATAGAGATGTATGAAAAAGTTTTTAATAATATTAAGTCTATTATTTTCGGTGGGGTGCTGCTCGTACTATTGTTATGGGCGGGAATCTCAAACGTTAGACTTGTCGCCACCCAAAGGAATCTTCGACGAACTGAACAACGACTTAACGACATTAGAGCTGAACTATCAAATGCTCAAAACAGAGAACAAGAACTTACAGCAACAGTTGGAAACATACGAGAGATTACAACAAGAACAGACCAAATACTCAGCCAATCTGGCGATACAATCCAAGGAATACGAGAAAAAATACAGATTTTGGAAAACTACGTGTATAGTGTCGATAAGTATCTCAGTACCAGTAATAACAATAACGACCATAGCAGTAATAGTGAAGAATAATATCCATCCTTAGTCCATTTAACTAATAATACAAAAGGAAACAGCTAAATGGAAATACTTATAAAAAATGTCTCTGTTGAAGAAATCAACTCTGCATTACTCCGTATCAAACGTCAAATAAAAGATGATCAGGCTCAGTTGGTTACTCGTGTTCAGGAAATAATCGACAACAGTAAAACAACAACAATAACAAATGAGAATGACTATGATGACTCTGCAATAAAAAAGGATATAACCTCTCTCTATAATGCTCAGGCTACTCTGGCAAATACTGTTGAAAAAGATGAGCAACGCATTACTGAAAATACTGAGCTCATTCAAAATCTAACTAATGCTCTTGCTGCTATTTCTGTTTTCTATGACTATACTTCAAATAAGTTGATTTATGTAGACAAAGATGGTAATCCAAATATCTTTGAGTTGCGTGGAACTTCTTATACTTTTGACTGGACCGATGGCGTATTGACTATTACAGACGATGTAAGTGGTGATATAACAGAAATCGACTTTGATGATAGATACTACAATAAAAGTGAAATCCAATCTTTAATATTAGACTTAATACCAGCTCAAGCCTCAGCTTCAAATCAGTTGGCAGATAAAGATTTTGTAAACAGTTCTATTGAAACTGCAACTGCAACATTTAGAGGAACATTTACTGTTTTAGCAGACTTATTAGCAACAACTGGTGATAAAAATGACTATGCTTATTTGAAAACCTTAGACAGTACTTCTGGTCTCTATTCTTTTGATAAATATACCTATGGTACAAATGGTTGGGAATATGCTTATACAATAAACAGTAGTGGTTTTACTGCTGAACAGTTGGCTGCATTAAACTCTGGTATTACTTCTTCTTTAGTTTCTAAAATAACAGATGTTCACGACTCTACTATTACAGTTTGCCAAGGCTCTACCTGTGTCGGTAGCTTTACTTTAAACCAAGCAAATGACTATACATTAAACTTACAGGAAGGCGGTGCTGGAAGTGAGTTATGCAGATGCTGTGATGCTACTGACCATAATCTTTTCTTGTTAGGAAGTGATGGTTGTAGTAATGCAACTATTTCTCAGGTAAATGCAAGCAATAAAGTTTATTACAATCCTTCTACTGGTACATTACAGTCTTGTTCTTTCCGTGCTGGCAGTTCTATTTATGGACCAACATATACTGAAATATTCTCTGGTAGTACGCCTTATTTAGACTTCCATTTCTGCAACTATTGTGGTGATTTCTCTCACAGACTTATAGCAAGATGTGGACGATTAGATATATATGCAAATAACGGATACTGTAATACTGCTGCAACTCAAACTGGTGTTTACTGCTTCTGTTCTAATGGATATTTATACTTAAATGGTGCTTGTGCTACTCAAGTACGTGCAGCCTGTTTATTTGCAACAAACACTATATGTGGTGCAGGTTATTTCAGACAGATTGGTATATATAAACCAGAAGTTTGTACTACTTCTGCTGGTTGGTGTCAGCGTCACTTCTGGGCGTTTGCAGATGTTACAACTTTGTTTGATGGCTCAAATCACTCAGGTGAAAACTATACAGCTGGTTTTGTTGGTAATATCTTTGAACACAGAAATAATGGTGGTTCTGCTGAAAACATTACTCAGGTAATGGCTCGTATTGGTTTTAACTGCAGCAACTATAGATTATGTTATTTCCCAACAATGGGATATGACTGGTTTGAACCTCGTATTCTTTATAAATGTGATGAGGATAAATACTACT